GGAAGTGATAACGAGGGGGCTGATTGCGGCATCCCCTCGTTACGTTTATAGTTCGTCAATCAAATCAACCGGAGACTGAGATGTCCGAGCCATCCGATAAAGTTACGCTAGCGAAAGACAAGCCCGCAAAGAAGACCGGGCGACCCTCCAAATACACCCCAGAACTAGCCGCAGAGATATGCGAGCGCCTATCCAACGGGGAGCCATTACGCCAGATATGCCGTGATGACCATATGCCAGCGTGGCAAAAAATCTACGAGTGGATGGCTCGCGACAAAGAGCTTTCGGGATCGATCGCGCTCGCGCGTGACGTTGGCGCTGATGCCATCGCTGAGGAGGCGCTGGAGATCATCGACTCTGAGCCTGAGAAGATCCTGACCAAGAACGGCTACGCCATCGATTCGGGCTATGTGACATGGCAGCGCAACCGCGCCGACCTGCGCTTGAAGCTGCTGGCCAAATGGAATCCCAAGAAGTACGGCGACAAGACCATCCTATCCGGCGATAAGGACAACCCGCTGACCGTGACCCCGGAGTCCTCGTTCTTTGCTGACTTGCTGACCAAGATGGAGCAGTCGCGGAGGGAGAAGTGACAGCCCCCTTGTCCCCGAGGGAGTTCGTTGAATGGTTCCGTAGCCAGCACACTATTGATGGCCGAAGGATAAGGTTCTTGGCCGCGCCGGACATTGGGGTGGTTAACCTTGAGGATATGTCGGACGAGGAGGCGAGGGCGGTCGCAGAGCAGATCATGCTGGCGACGAGCGGTCGAGTCGAGGGGCGGGCGTAATGCGCCGCAACCGACCGGATGCAAACTTCGTCGCAGAGCAGGCTGACCGGATGCTGATGCTGCTACAGCAACGCGCAGCCATCCCCCGGGAAGACCTTGAGTATCTGGCCGAGCGGGTGGCCAAGCTGAAGGACGAGCGCCTGCAATCCGCCGTGGCTGGCTTGATCGGCTGGGGCGATGATGAGCGGGCGGAGATCGAGACCTTTGTGGCCATTGCCATCGAGGTGATGAAGAAGACGAGCGTATCAAAGCTCAGGGAGGCCGCCCAGACGGTCGAGTTGCGTTACCTAGCGAGGGAGACAAAATGAATGACGACATCCACACCTGCCACGCTGAATGCCAGCGTCCGACTTGCGTAGCAGTTCGTAAGGCGGTGTCGGCCCAGCGCGAGAAGGTGGCCGCATGGATGATCCAGCGCGGTTATGCCACGGGCCACGGCGACACGCTCGATGACCTGCTGTCCGAGTTGGATTGGCAGATCATTGATGGCTGGAATCGTGCGCTGATGAATGGCGTGAAGACTGAGCGGGAGCAATGCGCGAAGGTGTGTGAAGGCCAAGATGACGGGAACTGGTTTCCGAAAAATGAGGTAGCAATCAAATGCGCCGCAGCTATCCGCGCAAGGGGACGGGAATGAGCAAAGTTATCCCGTTCACCGGCATAACCCGCCTCGACATCTCGCCAGACATGGTTTTGGACGGGGCGAAGGGCAAGCTTGAGGGCGTTGTGGTCATGGGCTGGGATCATGAGGGGAAAGAATACTTTGCCAGCAGCTATGCCGATGGCGGCACAGTGATTTGGCTGGCTGAACGCATGAAGAAGATGCTACTGGAGACGCACGATGAATAACTGGGATGAAGTTCAAACAAACGCCATCCACATGATGCCTGCGGGCAAGATCGTGATGCGGATCGAGGCTGATCACATCTGGGTTGACCCGGAGATCGAAGTCGATGAGGCCGCCCGCAAGGTCATTGACTGCATGGGTGAGCATATCCACGGCATGATCCAGCGAGCGGTCAAGGGCATGGAGATCCGCAAAGACGAGGCATACGAGGAGCGCAACAAGCTGGTGGCGCTGCTGGCCTCGATGTTCCCGTCAGGCCGCAAGAAGACCGACATCCCGGGCTGGGCTGATGACTGGCATGGCTGCGTCTTCATCGACTTCCCATGGGGACAGGCAAGCTGGCACTACCACGACAGTCAGGCATGGATGTTCGAGCATCTGCCGCCATACCAAGGCGAGTGGGACGGTCACCTGACCAGCGAGAAGTACGATGCCATCATGGAGCAGGCCAAGAAGCCGCAGACCTCATCCCCTGCCGCCCTGCGCCGCCAAGCCAACCGCCCGTGGTCTGATCCGGGGTACTGATGACTGACCTGAGCATCCTCAAAGACCCGGCCATCATCGAGAAGTTCTCGGCGTTGCCGCGTCCGCAGCAGGTTGCCTATATGTGGCGCATGAAGTGGCTGGCGCAGGCTCACCAGCACCAAATCCTGCCGCCTGATGACTGGTGGGCTATCTGGCTCTTGCTGGCTGGCCGGGGAGCCGGTAAGACCCGCACCGCAGCCGAGCAGCTTGGCTGGTGGGCATGGTCGGAGCCGAAGACGCGCTGGCTGGTGGCCGCGCCGACAAGCTCTGACGTATCGTCGGTCTGCTTCGAGGGTGAGTCCGGCCTTCTGAACGTGATCCCGGCGGATCTGATTTCAGACTACAAATCACAGAAGCAGGAGCTTTACCTGATCAATGGCTCGATGATCAAGGGCATCCCAGCGTCCGAGCCGGAGCGGTTCCGAGGCCCGCAGTTCCACGGCGGCTGGTTCGACGAGCTTGCGGCATGGGACTATCTGCAAGAGGCTTGGGACATGATCCAGTTCGGTATGCGGCTGGGCGACCGTGTCCGGCAGATCGCCTCGACCACGCCCAAGCCGAAGGAACTGGTCAAGGAACTGATCAAGCGGGAGGGCAAGGATGTCGTTATCACCCGCGCCTCGACCTACGCCAACCTCGACAACCTCGCTCCCCAGTTCAAGCAGCAGATCCTGCAATACGAAGGCACGAAGCTGGGCAGGCAAGAGATCTACGCCGAGGTGATCAATCCTGAAGAGGACGGGATCATCAAGCGTAGCTGGCTGAAGGTATGGCCTGCTGACAAGCCGCTGCCTGAGTTCGAGTACATCATCATGTCGCTCGACACCGCCTTCACCGAGAAGACTGCGGACAAGAAGGGCGACCCCGACCCGAGCGCCTGCTCCGTCTGGGGCTACTTCAAGCACGACAAGAAGCCCGCCATCCTGCTACTCGACTGCTGGGAAGACCATCTCGGGCTACCAGACCTGATCACGCGGGTGAAGCAGGAGATGAACGTCCAGTACGGTCAGGGCGACATGAAGCCCATCATCAAGCCGATGGTCGGCCCGAAGTCATCCTATCTGGTCGGACGCAAGCCTGACCTGCTGCTAATCGAGGACAAGGGATCGGGTATCAGCCTGCGCCAGATGCTGGCCAGAGAAGAGATCCTTGCTTACCCGTACAATCCCGGTCGTGCAGACAAGCTTGCCCGCCTGCATATGGTGTCGCACATATTTGCACATGGATATGTTTGGGTGGTAGAGTCCGAGAAGCGCCCGGGTCAGATCAAGACTTGGGCGGAGCCGCTTGTGTCGCAGCTTTGCAGCTTCACGGGAGAGAAGTCCATCAAGCACGATGACCTGATGGATTCGGCTACGCAGGCGATTCGCTTCCTGAGCGACAAGAATATGCTGGCTGTGACGGTTCCGAAAAAGGATCCGACACCCAAGCAGCCGAAGAAGTACACGAACCCTTACGCGATTTAAGAGAGTGCTATGGCTGATCCAATGAACCCAGATGAAGAAGCACAAGATCCAGCGGGTCAGATGTTCCCGGTCGATGAAGACCCCGATGTGATCGATATGCCCGATGGCGGCGCGATAGTCAGAGTCGATGACACCCCGCCGATGGGCGAGTCTGAGTTCTACGGCAACCTCGCGGAGACTATGCCAGAGTTCGAACTGGCCATGATCGGCTCAGAACTGTCTGAACTGATTGAGAAGGACAAGGAGTCCCGCAAGAAGCGCGACGAGCAGTACGAAGAGGGTATCCGCCGCACTGGTCTGGGCGATGACGCTCCCGGTGGCGCTAATTTCGTTGGCGCAAGTAAGGTTGTCCACCCGATGCTGACTGAAGCCTGCGTGGACTTCTCCAGTCGGGTGATCAAAGAGATCTTCCCGCCCGGCGGCCCAGCGAAGGAAAAGGTCGTCGGCAAGATGACCAAGCAGAAGTACGAAAAAGCCCAGCGCCTGACCAAGTTCCTGAACTGGCAGATGACCAAGCAGATGCCCGACTTTCGGGCTGAGCTTGAGCAGATGGCGACCCAGATGCCCCTTGGTGGTGTCCAGTACATCAAGCTGACATGGGATGCCAAGCGCAAGAAGCCTGTCCCCACCTTCGTCTCCGTCGATGATGTCTACCTGCCCTACGCCGCGACCAACTTCTACACCGCCGAGCGCAAGACCCACGTTCAATACATCACCAAGCTAGAGTACCAGCGCCGGGTGGCCAGCGGTATGTACCGCGACGTTGACCTCGCGATGGCCTCGATGGTTCCTGATCAGTCAAAGGCCGAGAAGGCCAACGACAAGATCGAAGGCCGCGACGGTGGCTCATACAACCCTGACGGGCTGCGGACGGTTTTTGAGACCGCCTGCTTTTATGAGATCGAAGGCGAGATCTCTCCGTACATCATCACAATCGATAAGACCACCAAGCAGGTGCTTGCTGTTTACCGCAACTGGGAAGAAGAAGACGACAACCAAGAGGAAATGGTCTGGATGGTCGAATTTCCGTTCCTGCCTTGGCGCGGAGCGTACCCGATTGGCCTGACCCACATGATCGGCGGCTTGTCGGCTGCTGCCACTGGCGCACTGCGGGCATTGCTCGACGCTGGTCACATCAACAACTTCCCCGGCCTGCTGAAGCTCAAGGGTGGCGCGGGCGGCCAGACCGACCGGATCGACCCGACCGAGGTGCATGAGATCGAGGCATCGTTCGGACAGGACGACATTCGCAAGGTCATGATGCCGATGCCGTTCAACCCGCCCAGTCAGGTGCTGTTCACTCTGCTGGGTTTCCTCGTTGACTCGGCCAAAGGCGTAGTTCGCACCACATTCGAGGATCTTGCTGATACGAACCAGAACGTCCCGGTTGGCACGACGCTGGCTCGTTTAGAGCAGGGTATGGTCGTGTTTAGCTCGATCCACGCCCGAGTCCACAGCGCGATGGAGCGCCTTCTGGGTGTCCTGTACCGGATCAACCGGATGTACATGGACGAGCAGGAGATCATCGACGAGACCGGCGAACTGCTGGCCTATCGCAAGGATTTCGAAGGCCCGCTCGATGTCATCCCGGTCAGCGACCCCAACATCTACTCCGAGACCCAGCGATTCGCGCAGGTACAGGCAGTCATCCAGCGGTCGGACTCGCATCCCCAGCTTTACGATGCCCGCAAGGTCGAGGAGCTATTCCTCAAGCAACTGAAGATCCCGGACGGTGACTCGCTGCTGATGCCGCGCCCTGAAGTTCAGGAGATGAATGCGGTCAACGAGAATCTGGCCGCGACGATGGCCCGCCCAGTTGCCGCCTTCCCTGATCAGGATCATCTTGCACACCTGCAAGCCCACCTCGACTTCATCCAATCGCCTGTGCTTGGCCATAGCCGACTGGCTGCGCCGACCGCGATGCCGATCCTGTTGGATCACATCCGTGAGCATATGGTGCTTTGGTACGTTTCTCATGCTGTTTCTGTCGCATCGGAGGCCGCTGGCGTGGATATTTCGGGGATGTTCAAGGATCTGTCGAAGGAAGAGCGCCGCGAATATGACAAGATGCTGGCCGCAGCGAGCCAGTCTGTCGTGAAAGAGGCGAACGAGGTCATGAAATCGATCCCAGAGATCGTGGAAGAGTGCATCCAGTACCTGCAATCGATCCAGCCACCACCGCAAGACCCTGCAAAAGACGCTGCGATGGCTGAAACCAAGCGCCGCGAGGCCGCTGATCAGCAGAAAATGCAGCTTGAGTCGCAGAAATTGCAGGCAAAGCAGGCCGAAAACGCTCAAGACATCCAAGCCGAGATCCAGAAGTTGCAGGCCCGCCTCGAAGAG